TTGTAATACATCGATGCGAGATAAATAAGATGCTATATGCTCAATATCTTCATAATAATCATTCTCAACGAATGCGAGTAATTGTTGAAAAGCGGTAGCAATCCATTTATTGATAGAGTCCTTTTGGTGTAGTAAATCGCGACACACTTTGGTCAAAAATGGTGTATCGATTTCGTCTGTGCTTCCCGACGAAGACACTAATTTAATCCATCTCCATTGAATGCCGGGTAATTCTGGAAGATACGATTCCCCCATACGAGAAATAATAGATTTCAAAAGAAGACCCCTTTTTTTTGTAATCTGAAGACTCATTCCCGATTTTTCAGTAGTATGTATTTTCACATATTCTATTTCGGTATTAACCGTCTTATCTTGTGCACGTATAGCATCGTTTAATGTCTGTTGTATTTGATAAAATAATTTAGTATTTGTTGTATGATTTTCAATAACTTCGTCTAATTCTGAACAAAACCCGCGTTGAATAAAATTTTCATCGAAAACAGTAGTTGTAGAAACCCCCTTACATTTATCAATATGGAAATGGGTGTCCAAAAAGTCCATAATTCGGTTGCAGGATTTAGATATATCAATTGTAGGTTCGTCTAAATATTCTCTCACGCATTGGTTGTTAATAAACATTTCGCGAAGAGACATTGCTGTTTGAATGGATTGATACAAATAACAAATGGATGAGGGGTATATTTTTCGCACAACGATTTGCCTACAAATGCGTTCAATATCTTTCACTTGAGACAATGAACGTCGCATTTGCGGTATAAGTTCAAAACATTCTGGTTTCAACATCTCATTTGTAACATTATACTCCGATTGTAACCAATTTATATCAGTGGTTGGACAAACTAGTTGCGAGTAAAATTTCCTTCTACCCATAGACGTATTACATTTATTAAGAAATGCATTTACAGACGATAAATGTCCAAATTGTGCACCGTCATTTGAAGAATCATCTAATATATTTAACTGTTTTAATGTGTGATTCGCCAAAAGGACTTCTGTGTTTGTATGAAAGCACGGAGGCGCGATGTTTTTCACAAGATTCGGGTTGTGTTCTTGGACAAAATCGAGTAAAAAACAGAAGGACTGAGTAGCTGTAGGATATACATTAAATTCACCATATGTGTTTAGTGCATCTTCTCCATAAAATGTGTTTAAAACATGCGAAACATATTTTTGTTGTATACAATTAGAGACCTTTTCGGATACACGACTATCTACACAATGAATGACGCGCGTTTGAATTCCCGAATACTGAATAATTGATTGAACCTGGTCTTTTTCAAAGGGTGAAATCAGAATAATTTCACTTGGTGAATGTGTAGTCATAACACGTTCAATATCATCGAATGTGGTAGGTTGTATCGAAAATGGTTGTTGAAATTCTGCAATATATGATTTACCTGTAAATATATTCGCAATCGCTATACCACATATAATAGTATCACGTGTCTTAGACGTAAGTTGTCCGATTCCACGATTTTGCAAAACGGGTTTGTGTATATCTAACCAAATACATGCTATATTATTCGTAGTCTGTTGCGAAAGTTCCGAATCATACGACATGAATGTACCAGCCGAATGGACACTATCAAATATGCGCGTTATAACTGTCCCTTGTTTTTGTTGTACATAAACAACTGCGGTATATCCACCTGCAGTTATCTTCTGTAAATACTTGTCCAATTGATAATCACGAAATCCAGCCATTAAAACTTGTTGACTATCATATATAGTTTTTTTTTCTGAAATATTTAAATTACACAGTTGACTGAATTCGTTTATTTTACTACCACGAACCTCTTTTGTATCTGGACACCGGAATCCGTATACCTCAAAAAACGCACCTACTTGTAGAAGTACAACTGTATTTTCTCCATATGTGGACTGATATTGTGTCGTCAATTGAAGATATTCATAATAAATTGAATTTTCCGACATTGTATTTGATATATTATACAGAGAATATTTTATATTGATTCATATTATATATGCAGCGACAAAATTGAACATCATATATTATCGTATTTTGATAATATATAATCAACTGAAACTTATAAACTACCAACAAATGGAGTATTCCGACGACGACAATTACGGGCAATTTTATATGCTAGATGAGATTGAATATAATAATACGATTCGACAGGCGCGAAAAGATAAACTATCAGACCCGCGTATTGATTTATTGCATATTAATTATTCATCCACAAATAATCGTCCCGTCCAACATATTCTAGTTGGCGTCGCATGGTGTGTCGGACTGATATGTATTGGAATCGCCTCATATTGCATTGTCTTTATTTATTCTATACAACAGTGGTAAATTAGTTATCCACTGTGTCGTGCAAAAAATTATAAAGTAAATTATCTGAATTATGATTTTTTATTTCACCGCACATCAATTTCGCGGTTTCATACATTTTACGTAATACATCATTGGGTGCACTAGACCCAACGCGAACAAAACCGTTTTTTACCAAAAATCGTTTAACTTCATCTATAGGGGTTTGCTTCAACTCCTGTGCATCAGTCATAAGTCGGTTACGAATAGTTCGATTCGAAATAAGAATGCTTACGGTTGGATGTATTTGTGACCTTCCAAGTTTATATGTTCGACGGACAATACGTTTTTGCTTTAAGTATCTGTTTTTAGGTTTTGTATTAATTGGTGAATTAAAAGCGTTCATATTAGCACGCATTTCAGCACGGCGTTTAACAATCGACTCATTTAATGGTGGGATATTACTGGAAATAATAGGTTTTTCGGGAATAATACCGGCGTTGGGTTCAATGTGCCTTTTTTGAGTAGTGGTTTTCCAATTACGATAAGTAGGCAATGAACCATTTTTCATACACCCCCATTTCGGCGCGGAACTATTTGATAATTTGGGCGGTTGTAATGAAATTGGCGAAGTTACTGGGTGGTTTTCTAGACTACCTGTATATACTAATGGTTCAAACTCTGCTATTGGCGATGAAGTCTGAACTGGATAATGCCTGAATGTCTGATTATGAGGCACTGATTTTTCAATAGGCTTTACATTTTCACTCAACGAAGACAAATACTTGAGAGATTCATCAAAATCACTATTAAATTCCCCAGTTGGATTAGATGATACCTGTGTTTTTTTTAATTTATTATCAGTAGATTCCATTAAATTCCTCGAATTACGCTCTTGTTGTTCACGAATAAAACGCAATACATGTTGTTTGCGCAATTTTTTCTGTTTGTCCTTTTCCTTTACCTGACTACGAACTTTTATATCCGGTTTCGATGTGTGAGGTTGTTTTTTTCGACTTTTACGTTCATTTGTAAAACGAAATAGGTCGGGATTAATAGAAATTGTCTTGTTCATGCAAAATATTATTAGTTACATATCATAGACTTATTATTTATGTAATTTACACATATAAACCATAAATGTTGGGTTTTTCAATATTATTATTTGTATGATTCGAAAATTGCTTAAATCCGCGTTTAATATCTTCAATAGTCAATCGTTTTCTTAACTCAATATCTTCGCCGTATATTCGTCGACCGTGAACAACTTTACAATACGAAAACAATAATTCCATATCACGCCCATAATGAACAAATTTTGCATGGTTTATACGAAACCAATTTTCCAACACATCTGGTGATATATTCAGAATCCACTCATTATCGAGTACCTTTTTCTTAAAAATGTTTAACAGTTCTAAATAAGAATAATTATCTAAATGAAATCGCCATATAAATCTAGATTCCATACCCCGATTTGCTTTAAAAAATGTGTTATTCAGTTCATCTTTATATCCTGCTACAATAACCATAAGTTCGCCCTTGTGTGCACTAAGAGATTCACACAATGTATCTATACATTCACGCGAAAAGCTATCTCCGGAATAATCAGTAGCTAAAGAATACGCTTCGTCAATAAAAAGACAACCTCCTAAACACTCCTCTATTACCTTTCTCGTTTTAATAGCAGTTTGACCCAAATACCCTGCTATTAAATCGCCTCGAGTTACCTTTTTAAACACTGTATTTTTTAAAATACCGATTTTTGAATACATACGCCCCATAATCATTGCGATTTCTGTCTTTCCGGTTCCCGGTGGTCCCGTTAATGCTGTATGTAAAAAATCAGGATTTGTGCCTACGTGAAGATGTTGAACAAAATAAAGCAATTGGTTTAATATGCTATTTTTAAATTCGGATAAACCAATCATAGAATGTAACTCTAATAATTCAGGCTTGATTTTGGTGAGAGCTTTTAAATCTATATTATATTCAGTGTCTTCGCAATATTCATATTTGTTTACAATCGCAATTAAATCCTCAAAGTTGTTTATTTTCGCGTCAATCTCTATTCGTTTCGTTGGCTTTGGTGTATCTACGGGAGAGTATTGTGCGACACTATTATCTATCATCGGGATTTTAATAGAATAGGGTGAAATATGAGTATTCATTCCAACATAGGAACTATCACCAAATTGTTGTCCAGCATAATGATAATCTGATAATCGTAATATGCGCAGTATATCCATATATTGCATGTCTTTTCGTTGTTGTTCTTGGTCAAGTATTTGGACAAAATTGCTTGGCAACATGTTAAATACAATTTAAATACTATTATGTTTATTTGCTTTTTTCATATGTTATGATATCACACTTTTTATGATAGTTGTAAAACCATATAGAAAATTGATTGTAATATAATGGTAATAGGTAGCACCAACCAATCTATTGCAAAATGTCTGCTAGTATATCATTTGACTCAAGTGTCTCTGTAACCCATTCAATGTGTTCTGAACCACCATCTCTTACAACAGGTAAGAGTGTTCGTATAAAGAAACCAAAGAAGACTGTTACAAAATCTTCCTTGCCCGAAACAGAATCTTCACCTGAATCAAATGTAACGCCCATCTTAAATAAAGTAGAAAGCAATATATTATCACATCTCGGAACATATACAGAGGAGCCGTTTCAATTAATTGAGACATATTTCCGTGGACAACATCTGGAACGTTTGGTGCGCCATCAGATTGAATCATATAATCATTTTATCAATTACCAAATTCAGAGAACAATTCAAATGTTTAATCCTGTAATTGTTCACTCTGAAAATGATTTCGTTGCCGAACATAATAAATACATGTTGGAAGTGGAAATCTCTTTTACCAATTTCAAAATTTATCCACCACAAATTCATGAAAATAATGGTGCTACAAAAGTGATGCTCCCGGAAGAAGCAAAAATTCGTAATTTTACATATGCATCAACAATGGCGGTTGATGTAAATATTAAATACACGATTCGTAATACTGAATCGATGAACACTCCTCGTATTGTGCAGCGCGTTCTTCCTAAAATCAATATTGGAAAAATGCCGATTATGTTGAAGTCGTCAATTTGCGTGTTAAATCAAAATCGACACATTAACCCGTCCCTCACGGGTGAATGTTCAATGGATTGCGGAGGATATTTCATTGTAAAGGGGTCTGAGAAAACGGTGCTTGGACAGGAACGCGCTGCCGAAAATCGCGTATATGTATTCGATGGTAAAAACACAACCAAGTGGACGTGGTATGCCGAAATCAAATCTATTCCTGATTATAAATGTATTTCCCCAAAGCAAATTGAAATGATGATTGCGAGTAAAAACAATGGTTTCGGATACGGACTTTATATTCAAATTCCCCGCATTAAACAGCCGATTGAGTTATTTGTATTATTCCGAGCGTTGGGAATCATGACTGATAAGGAGATATGTGAATATATAATCTTAGACGTGGACGACGATAAACAAGTTGAACTTGCTGCATGTTTACAAGCATCTATCATAGATGCGAATAAATATATGGACCAAGAATCCGCACTTCAACATATTACCACTTATGCTGCCTACACGCCTATCAATATGGACCGAGAAACTGGTGCGCAAAAAAAGCGCGAGTTTACAATCGAAGTATTAACAAATGACTTATATCCTCATTGCAGAACCAGACCCCAAAAGTTACACATGTTAGGGCATATGGCGAAGAAACTTCTACAAACCAGTTTAGGTTGGTTACCGGCAACTGACCGTGACTCTTATTTGAATAAACGCATTGAATTAACCGGAACATTATTAAATAATTTGTTTCGAAACTACTTTAATAAATTAGTAAAGGAACTGCAAAAGCAGGTTGTTCGCGAAATTAACGGCGGTTCGTGGCGTTCTTCAGAAGATTATGAGAATATTATCAACATGACCAATATTTATAAAATAATGAAATCGATGACCATTGAAAACGGCATCGCACGTGCATTATCAACCGGCGATTTTAGTATCAAACAAGCAAACAGTAGTAAGGTTGGTGTCGCGCAAGTATTAAATCGATTAACATATGTTTCGAGTTTAAGTCATTTGCGTCGAATTAACACCCCTCTAGAAAAAAGTGGTGAACTAATTGCACCGCGTAAGTTGCATAATACAACATGGGGATTTCTATGTCCAGCCGAAACACCGGAGGGTCAATCCATTGGTATAGTTAAAAATATTAGTTATATGGCGCATTTGACGATTCCGACGAATAGTGCCTCTTTGTATGAATATATTATGCCGAATATTACGAGTGTCGATGATAGTTCGCATAATCAGCTTAATAATAAAACAAAGGTTTTCATTAACGGTTGTTGGGTAGGTGTTACCGATACACCCATTGAATTATACAATGATATTCACGACAAAAAGTGTAAGGGTATCATCAATATCTACACATCAATTGTTCTTGATTATAAAGCTCTTGAAATTAGAGTATGTAATGACGGAGGGCGTTTAACTCGACCAGTATTACGCGTTCGTAATAATAAAGC